ATACTATTTTTTCGGTGTTATCTGAAAAGTATTCAGGCCTAATAAAAGGAATTACCTTGCGAATGTATTCATCATTGTATATCAGGTTCTTGAGTATCGTCTGTTCTAGTCTGTTCATTATATTTGTTCGTCATTATTAATTCGGTTAAGATATCACCCATAATGGTATGCAATTCCTCGTCTTTTGTCAAGTCATCGATATCATGTTCGCCTGGGTGGACTATTGTGTATCCAAATTGTAATTTGGCCATTTCACCTTCTGAAACTACTCTTGCTTTCTGATAATGGTAAAGAACGCCCTTATATTCTTCCATAAGAAGTCCAATACCAGTTAAATCTGATTCTTTGAAGTCGATGAATTTGTAATCGATGTCTTCTTTATACTTCTTCATCTTTGGTTGATTCCACGGGAGAAAGCTGAATATCCTCTCCCATAATGTTGCTATAGGCAATCTCATATTTTTTCTTCACATATTCTTTAAAGGGTTCATATTTAAGTAAATCTTTCCAGAATTCATCTGTCTGTGTAGATTCAAATCTAACTCGGTCACCAATTTCACCGGTAGTTCGGTCAATCTTTGCATACCATCCAGGACTTGGTTTAGAAACAAACCCACCTTCGATAGCCAAATCAACAAGGCCAGAATACCTTTGTATACCGCCATCAAATGATACTGTAATAGGTATCTTGGCTTTTTCTTTGGTATATCTTGATTTTTCTACATTGATAATAAAGTTGTAACCAACAATTTCGGTGCCATCTTTTTCTTGCTGGCGCCCAAGGATAAAAATGTTATCGGCAGAGTAATAAGAACCTGTGCCACCACCAACAATATCTTTAGGGAACATACCAATTTCTTTATAGGTATGATTGACTACGACCATTGGAATATCTTTGAGGTTTAGATGTGGTGTGACCATACGGAATAAACTCTTAACTTGCTTAGCACGAGACATATCAGCTACTGATTTGCCATCAAGAGCATCTTCAACTTCTTTCTTGGATGCCAAATTACCGATTGAATCAAGCACGATAATTAATTTATCACCTCGTTGAACATCTTGGAGTTGTTGCATGATATCAAACTTGAGTTCTTCAATGTTTGTGAGTGGTGTGTGTAATACTCTATCCATATCAATTTCAAATGTTTCGAAATATTTAATTGGAGTTCCAAATTCTGAATCATAGAATAATAAAACGGCATCTTTATATTTGTCCATATAAGATTTTGCCATAAGCAAACTAAAAGCTGTCTTAAAGTGTTTTGATGGGCCGGCCCACATCGTTAGACCTGGTGTTAACCCACCATCTAATCTACCCGATAATGCCACATTTACCATGGGCACCTCGGTTGTAATCATATCTTTTTCATTAAAGAATTTAGATTTTGAAAGAATTGAGCTTTCTTTAATTGTTGAATTCTTTTTTAATTTATCTAATATGCTCATACAAACTCCTCATTTAATATAGTATTATACATCATATCTAGTGTGTGTGTCAAGTGTTTTAATCATCTTTACCGCTATGGGTTCTTTTTATTATGTGGAACATCAAATACAAATGTTATTCTCAATTCATTACCTACATTTTCTGCACCATGTGGTTTCTTGTTATTAAACCAAAGAAGTGTTCCTGGTTCTATAATGACAACATCATCACCACAATGATACTTATAACGGCCTTGAATTGATAAGTGATATCGGTCTTTGGTTAAGTAATATGTGCCTTGGTCGATGTGTGTGCCAACAATATCACCAACAGGTAATGATAGAAAACCACATCGGCAAAATTTATGAAAGTGTCTTTTTAAAAAACTAATAATTTCCGTATGGTTTTTATAGGCTGGTGTTTCAACACAAAGTTCAGTATTAACAGCCAATTCATTTGGATTATTAACTGCACCCATAACTAATTGTAATACACCGGCTTTAATAATATATTGGTCTTTATCTAATTGCTGGGTACCGGGCATGTTTTTTTGACCACCCCAATCATCTGAATATTTTTCTAATTGAGCTTTTATTTTAGAAACATTAATACCTGTTCTAATGATACGAATATTATCCAAAGAATCCCTCCAATGAATTTTTCTTTTCAATTGTCCAATCCATACAATCCAATACTATTTTAATTGGTTCAATAAAGGCCTTTTCAAATTGTGTATCATAATCAATATAGTTATCAAGGCAAAATTCTTTAGGTAATCTACCAGGATATGAAATGACCATATCTTTAAATGGGTTAGGTTGTTTAAGATATGTAAATTTTAGTTTTTCACCATCTTGTATTTTAGGATATTTCTTTTCAAGGCCCAATAGTTTAAGATGATGGTTATAAAGAATAGCACCCTTTACATGAATGGGTGTTCCCTTTTTATACATGATAACTGAATCAGAATATTCTTTGAGACCATTTAGGCCTCTTGGGAAAGAAATTTCTTCTGGTGGTAATTGTTTAAATGTTATACGGAAGTCTTCAATAAAATTATGAATATCATCTTCGGTGCCACGCATCATAATTGTAATGGCTTCTTTCATCTTTTGGCGAATCGCCGATGGAGTTGATGACTTAATCATTTCAAGTCCCATAACTTTCATCTGTGGTTCATTATATTGAACGCCTTCATTATTATACACATTTAAAATATATCTTTTCTTGGCAGTCCAAATACCTTTATCACAAAGTGCTTCTCTTTTCATTTGCATTTTCTGTTCATAGGCATTTACATATGTAGCCAATTCTTGATAGCTCTCATCAATATAGGGTTGAATTTTATCTTCACACACTTTGTCCATAAATTGTATAATGGATCCTGGGTTTTTATCGCCAGTATAAACTTTATTTACCAATGGACCAAGGCGAAGATAAATCGAATCGGTATCAGAAGCAATTACATAATCTTCCGATGTCTTTAATAATTTATTCATGTATTCATTAAGTTTCTTTTCAATCCAACGAATACTTAATTGGCCTGCCATTGTAACAGCAAGAGCCATTCTTAAATCATAGAAACGGAAATACTGTGAACCTAGGGCACCATAAGCTGAATTAAGTGAAACCTTTTTAGCTAACTGAAGATTTTCATATCTTGCCACAAGGTTTTTAATTTCTTTTCTTTTACTTGGGTCTTTTTCATTTTCATAATCTTGTTTAGATTTAAGCATCAACTTCTTAAATTTACTTCGGTCATTATACATTTCTTCCATCATTTGTGGTAAGAAACCTCTTTTATCAGTTCGAAAGAATTGACCATTTGGAGTAAGTGTAGTATTTTTAAGTTTTGATAAATCAATTTGTTTATCAATCATTTTATCAACTGTCACTCCTGCCATAATAATGTCACGCATTTCAGGAGAATAATTTGCTGGTTCAATCAAAGTTTCTGGTGAAATATTAAATTGCATCATTAAATGTGGATAAAGTGAATTCAAATCGAATGATGCTACCCAATCATGCTTGCCAACTTGTGGGTCTTTTACATAGGCACCTTCAAAGGCCGAATCTTTTTGTTTGACAGTCTTTGGCGGAACAATTATCTTTTTTTCAAGAAGATAATTATAGATGATGGCGTCCCACATTCTAGTCTGTGCAAAGATGTCTTCATAGTTGGTTTTGGTATCATAGGCCAAAGTTAAACCAAGTTCAATCAGTTTAAGTTTGTTTTCAAGTTTAAAGATGAGTTCTACATCCTTGATATTATACTCAATAAACTTTTGATAGTTTTGACGATACAGAGCATGAAGATTATCATATTCATCATATGATATTTTACCTTCACCAAGTTCAACCTGAGAAATATTATCTAAGCGATATGATTCTTGTGATTTACCACCTGGTGCATACCATCGATATAACTCAATGTAATCAAGGAAAGATACACCTAGAAATTCATAGGCAATCAATTCACGGCCATTAATTAATGTTTTACGATTGTTAATTACATTCCATGGAGATAGTTTCTTTGTTTCATCTTGGCCTAGGAGTTTATTAAATCGATTTACTAGATATGGTATATCAAAGAATTTAATATTCCAACCAGAGAGAACATCGGGACAATTTTCTTGCCAGAATTGTAAGAATCTTTTACATAACTGAATCTCATCGTCACACTTGATATACTTTTCGTTGCCTTGAAGTTGATATTCACCACATCCAAATACAACGATATCGCCAGTCATATACTTAATGGCAATAGCTGTCACGGGTTCATTAGCTAGATATGGATCGGGAAATCCATTTTCAGAACCAACTTCGATATCAATAACAGCAATTGAAATGTTTTCAATATTCCAATCAATCATGCCTTTTTGCTCATCAGCAATAAAAGCATACTGATAGTTGGTGTTACCATAGATTTTAAAGTTTGCAACTTCTTCATATCGTTTAGCAAAGTCTCGAGCCTCACGAATAGATTCAAACTTCATAGGCTCAAGATATTCACCATCAAGTGTTTTGAATTCAGTTGTTTTTTTAGAAGGTAAATATAATGTAGGTGTATAAGGAACTTTTAATTTAACACGCCTGCCATTATTAACACCACGATAAAAAATACTATTGCCAAAAGAGGCAACATTTGTATAGAATTTTGTCATTCAACCATTATATCAGATTTTTGGAATAACAGAGGCAATTTCAATACCTACGCCAAACATTTTATTATACTGATTTTCTAATTCACGAACTGGTGTTGTAACAGCAAGAATATTATCCATTGAAATGGTAATGCCCTTTTTAAATTCTTCAGCGAATTCTAGGAATGGTGCAAAACCCATTACAGGGCCTTCTTTAGTTGGTTGAACAATCACTTGAACAGGCTGTTTAATGACCACCACATCGTCTTTGGTGCAATCTAATTCACCAATGAGTGTCTGTGTTGATTTAAGTGTGATTAATTTAATAGACATTATTCTTCTCCTGACATAACATTTCCAGGTAATACACCAATAGTTACCCAGCGTTTAGGAAAAAGCATTTCTCTTCCACGAAATTCATTCATTTCACGGGTTGGGTCTTGCACCCATCCTAGAATTTCAACCATGTTATCATATTCCCGAAGGTATAAATCATATCTATCGGCTCTTGGCATTTTGTATTCAATTGCTAACTTCTTGGCTAATTCACGAGTGTTCATACTGTGTTTCCTTGATTTAAAATAATATTATATCTGAATTAAAATATAAATGCGGTAAACTTATTTACTTTTATTCAGTTCGTATTGGTAAGTTCTTTGACGAAGTTCTGTTGAGCTAAAACGATGAGTCCTTGAATTGTATATTATATCTATGTTGCGGTCAACACAAATTTGTTTTCCTGTGAAATCTTTACCGTGATATTCTTCACCAATGAATCTTTTATTGATTGGCAAGAACATGAGTAAGTCTTCAAGGTCTCTTTCAGTTTCATATACAATAATTTCATCGACAAATTTAACAGCATTAAGCTGAACATATCTTTCAACAATTGATTGAACTGGTTTATTT